TACTCTAACTTCTGATTCTGATACTAATTTTTTATATTTTGGTACATCAATGTCAATAAAAGATTCTACTGAGTTTGAAAGATTTGAAAAATCTTCTTTAATTTTATCTACAGTTTCTCCATTAATAGAAGATATTTTAGATTCAATCTTAGATATAGATTCTTGTACAAAAAGAAGTTGCGCCATCATGGCGCTATCAAGATCTTCCTTTTTAATTAATTCTTTTAAATCCTCTTTTATTACAAAAATTTCCTCAGAAACAGTTTCAACTTTTTCTAAGTTTTCTTTAAAACTGTCGAATGTATTTGTAAAATCAGATAATGATTTAATATGATTTAAATTATCCTTAAAAATATCAAACGCTTCTGAAACCTGTTCTATTTTTTCGGGAGACGCAGCAATATATTCCTCTTTAACTTCATCTAAAGGAGTTTTTTTATTATTACCAAAAAAATCTGAAGGCTTCTTTAATGCCACTTCTATATATCTCCGTTTTTATTATTTATTCTCTTCTTGTAATCCGCTCTTTAGCATTTTTGCTAACTCTGCGGTAGATCCAACAAAAAGAGCATTGTTGACTGTCGATGGTCCTTTAGACGTTTTTTCTTCTTCAACGTCTTTTAATTTTTTCTGGAGATCCATTAATTTATCAGTTGCATCTGCAACATTTTTAATTAACTGACCGGCAACTTCATATGCTCTAGGCATCTCACTTTCTTGTGCTAACTCAAGAATACCATTAATTGCCTCTTGACCTTTTTCAATTATACTATAAAGATTTCCTCTAGTATAGTCATAATCTTTTTTAACATCATCAATAGTTGGTTTTACTACTTCTTTTGGTGATTGCTTAACAACTTCCGTTTCAACAACATCATCAACTACATTAAACGTATCGTTTAAATCTTCAAATTTACTAGTGGACTTCATAGAAATCCACCATCAAATCCAAAATCATCACCATCTTCAATTAGAGCACTATCTACACCAATAGTTCCAATACTCGGTAGAGTTGTGGTTGTGTAATCAATACCTTTAACGTCTGCCCCAGATACATGTTTTTCTGCTTTTGTATTATCTCTTCCCCTATCAACGGTAATTTTATTACCAGTTTTAGATCTTACAAATAATTCTTCATCTCCAATAAAGATATATTTGTCGGTTTTGATTCCAGCAGCATCAGCAACTTCAAATGTTTTTGTCGTTGCCGTAATATCTTGTGCTAATGTAGTAACAACATTATCAGTATAGGACTTAAGTGCTCTTGCAGTTGCAGAATAAGTAAGTTCCCTTCTTGAATTTGTTGTATCCGAACCTGAAAGGTAACTGACAGTTGCTCTCTTGATAATATCTTTAGAAGCTGTAGAAGTAGGTCCAAATAGATATGTCTTTGCAGTAAATCTTAAAGTATAATATAAAGCTCTTCTTGTAGTAAAATCACCTTCATAATCATCTTGCATTGTAACACTTTCTAGTACAATGGGTATATCTCTTTTTTCTCTTATTTGATCAACTAGTTCAATAGAAAGATTATATGCTGGTTGAAAATATGGTAAAATTTGTTCTACAAGTTGAAGAGCATCATCATTTAACTTAGTAAAGATGCTTAATTCGAATTGCATATTATATGGAACTGGCATATATGACTTACGAGTCTCAGTTCCATCATCTTTGTCTTTTGCTATAAATGTCTGAGTTGTAGTTACTTTCCTACTTGGGTCATAAGTTAATCCAGTAAATTCAAAAGACATCCTTGGCAATGTAATTGCCATTGGTTTGTTGAGATCTGGAGATTGCTCAATTCTTGCTAAGAATTTTTGAGTCGGTCCATATGCTAAAGGAACTCTTACAACGGAGTCTTCCTGCCTAACTTCCATAGAATTAAACAGAGTTCCAAAACCAATAATGGTTTTTCTCAAAATTTCGTTGTAAAAGTATTCAAACATAATTAAACCTTTGGTTTATTGCTCGTTATCAATAAAACTATTTAGGGCGTTCCAAATGGGTTCTGCTCTGTAAAATCTAATATTTTATCTGCTTCTTCCTCAATATTAAAATTATCAGCATAAGGATCATTATTAATAGTCTTATCAACACTTCTAAGAGTTCGTGTAGCACCAGAGGTTGACCCTACAAGAGTTTCTCCTAAAGAGAATGAACCAGAAACTGTGGCAATCTCAAGTAAATTGGTTATAGAGTCCCACGATCTTACCCTTGCAGTTACTCCAGTTGTAGACCCGGTAATAATTTCATTAAATACAAATTGTCCACTAGAAGTTGAGGATGGTTCAGAGATAGTAATATCTGGAGGAAGTATGTATTTGTTTCCACTATCAGTCACATCAATACTAGTAATTGTTCCTGCTGCGCTAATAACAGAGAGTCCTGTAGCACTCGCTACGCCAACAACTTGATCTACGTAGTTCTTATCACCTACAGTGTTAGATATAGAAACTACTGGTGGTGATAAGTATCCACCACCACCAAATGTAACTGCAATACCTGTAACAATACCACACTTATCAATACCAAACTCAAATACTGATGTTGCAATTCCTACGTTCGTTGGAGCTTGATTTATAGAAACAATGCTTGATCCAATAGACGTGACAAATGTATCCGTTGATATAAAGTTGTATAGATCACTATATCCAACACCAAGTCTTACTCTATCACCGACAAGAATATTTGTCGTAGTAATACCGGTAATAGTTGTAGATCCTATACCGATAGTTCCTTGAGTTTGAATAGAATTAAATCGAATTGTTGCAATACCAAGTGCTCTAAACGCCTCATTGGCTCCTCCAGGAGCACCAATAGTAACAGTTGGAACAGAGATATAACCAAATCCACTATTACCAATACTAATGGTGCTTACAGTGCCTGCAATGGACACAGTAACGCTAGCAGTTGCTTGTACTGGTGATGGACTTCCAGAGAAAGAAATACTAGGTGCCACTGTATATCCAGCACCAATTGTCGCCCCTGTTCCTGTTGCCCAAGAATCGGAGGTATTGAAGGATACTGCCGTAATAATACCAGTTATTGGATGAATTGTCGCAATACCAACAGCAACTTGAGTTGGTGCATCCATTACTCCAGATGTAGAGATTGCAACAGTAGGTGCAGTAGTATATGCTCTACCAGTAGTACTAAATGCGACAGAACTTGGATTTACAGATGAACCAGCAATACCTATTGTTGCAGCTGCAAAACTTGTTCCTGGATGTGGGATTGTTACTGTTGGGACACTGGTATAGAATTTACCTCCAGTGGTTAATCCAAGTGTTTCTATTGTTCCCCCAGTTAGGTTGATATTATCGAGAGTTGCAGTTGCTTCTGCACCATTTCCTGTTCCTGTTGGTAAAGAGAATGTAACTGTTGGTGCTTCTTTATAGAATACACCACCAGTTGTTCCTCCAGGGAATAGATATGCAGATGTACCAATACTAATGGTTGCAGAAGTTACACTTACACCTCCACCAACTATTGGAGAGTCTAAAGTTGCTGTTGCTGCTGCTCCAACATGCTTTGGATTCGAGAACGTTACTATTGGTGGTTCAACAAATCCTCCGCCAGAATTTGATAACGTCACTATACCAACACCACCAATTTCAGTAAGAGATATGGATGCAGCAGCACCAGAACCAGTATTATCAGTGGTACTAAAGGTCACTGATGGCGTAACAGTATATCCTGCTCCGGGGTTTGTAACATCAACTCTCTGAACAGATTGAAGTCTTGGGTTTGAATTTAGATTGCAAACTTGAATTCCTCCAATCATAGATGCAATGCCGACTGCTGTTACTCCTCCGGCCGGTGCAGAAGATACTTCAACAGTAGGAACCATTCCATATCCACCCCCCCTATTAGTGACAGTGAACTTTCTTACACCACCAAGTACAATTCCAGAAACTGCGGATGCACTAACTGCATCTCCAACCATAGTAAGTGTTTGAGTAACTCCCTGAATGGTACTAATACCATCATCAGTAAGACCATCAGATTCATCACCTAGTAATTCATTATCAATATCTTCAATTCCAGTATCAATAACTTCATCTTGATAGCGGAAGAGTTCGCAATATAACTCATAGACATATAAATTTTGTAACTGATAATATGGTTTTGCATACTCAATATCTTTAATCTCGTAAAGACGATCATCAAGAGGGAACCATATTAAATCCCCACCTTTTGGACGAGTAGAAAGTTTTATATTTGCTTGTCCTTGAATTAATGGAGTAATGTAATTTTCATATCTCTCTCTTGATATAATCAATCTAACTTCATCTTTAGACTCAATACCAAATTTTGATAAAACATCTCCAGCACCAGAATAAGCATCGTAATTATCAACATATGCCTCAATTGGTAAAGCACTATCAAATTTAGATTGTACTACTTCTCTTATGACTGTATTTTCAGTCATGTACTTTCTTGGAATATAATAGATGTCAACACCATACATCCTCAATTGTTCATTGATTAAACTTTGGACTAAATTTTGCTCAGAAGAAGTGCCCTGAGTGAAGAAAGGATTTAATACCATCAGCCTATCATATCAAGTGGTGGTAATTCGTATGTATTTGACATTACCTCTTTGATTTTATCCAATTCTCTTTCTGCATCATCATAAATTTGTCTCCCATTCAATTCAATCCCACCTGGAAGTTTAACTCCTTGGAATTTAATTAAATTTTGTCCCCATTGTCTTTTGATGAGAGCAGTTAAATATCTTTTCAAGAATGAATCATTATAAACTCTTGTAAAATCATTTGGATCTAAAAGTCTCCAACAATCAAGTACAATATATTCATCTTTCTCTACATTCTGCCAATCAACATCCAAATATAATCTATCTTGTCTCTGATTAAATCTTATTTGCTTTTCAGTATTCAATAGAAAATCAATATCAGAAAGATATGTTTTTGTCATTGCATATGATAACATTTCCATCGAATTAAAGAAATATAAATCATTCAAAAATAACTGATATTTCAGACTAAACATCCCACCAGATATTGTGCTATTATCAAATCTAAAAATTTTATTGATACCAATTACTGAAGGTGGAACTTGAATGTAATTACTATTTTCTTCGTATGAAAATGTTACACTACCTCCATCAATATCAGCACTTGCAGTTGTGGTAACAACTCCTTTTGGATTGCTTGATCCCTTACCTCTTCCTCTATCAATATCGTCTTGGGTTATTTTATATTTTAAGTATGTCTGAACTACTCCATCAAAATGTCTCTCATGAAAATATTGTAGAGCATCATCCACAAGATCATCTACTTGCTCATCAGCAATGTTTATCTCCAATACAGGAGCACCTAGCTGCCTCTTACAGTAATTAACTAGATCTGTTCTACTTGCTGGTTGAGCCATTTATTCTCTAGTTTCCTATGGGTATTTATGTTCTTTGCGTGA